TGCCCGGCATCAACCGGGCATTCTTCCATTATTCAGCCGCCACCGGTTTTAACAAGCCAGCATCGAGCAGTTTACGCGTCAACCACTGCTGGCCTTTACCCGTTAATTGAGGCGTCAACCGTATCTGGTAGCCATCTTCATCATCCAGCACCACTTCTTTCACCGTGAAATACCCCGCGTTGATGTACTGCTGGAACGGCACATTTTTACGTCCACCGGACGCTATCAGGATGCCGTTCTCCCGTAACCAGACAAACAGCGCGTTTTGCTTAAGTCCAACAACCTTTGCAAAATTCCCAATCAGGATCCCTTTAGCTACTGATACCCGGTCGGCAAAATCGACTTTAGGAGCGGCGGCCACCAGCTGCTGATTTAGCTGGTGGGCTTTCTGTTCCAGAAGTTGCTTTTGTTCAGCCAGTTCGGCAGCCAGGCGTAGGGCTTCAGGAAGCGTCTGGGGGATTGCGATCGGTTGCTGTTCTTTTTGTCGGAAGTAGCTGTCTTCCAGTTTTTCAAAGAATGCCCATGCCTGATCGGTTTCGATCATTTTAGCGTGGCGGGCTGCGCCGCGTTCCGTCCAGAGAGTGAGGTTTCTGGCGTTCTTACCAACAGAGTTACTAAAAGTAACTCTGTTCTTAAATTCCTTTAATTTTGAACCAGTTAAAAGAAAGTAGTGTTTACCTTCTTCAAAGCGATCGGAGTTGCAAGACAAATTTTTACGAATATTGCCTTCATCGGTTCCGTACCCCTTAGCAAGAGTTTCGGTCGTTACGACACGTACTCCCTGCCATTCCAGAACGGGAATTTCATCCGGCTGATTTTGAACAACCACCAGCTCCGATTCCTGAGCTGAAGTTGCATGAATTTTTTCTGATTTAACGTTAGTTGCTTTCATTCTGTGTGCCTCCTTGCGTGCTTCGGCTGCGATGGTTGCGTAATTCAGATGCCCCTGTTCGAGCAGGTATTCACGGATATCAGACAACAGGATACGGTGAACCGCGTTCTTGTCCTTTCTCCGGTAAAGTTGTTTGGTGATCATGAAGTAGTTGGCAATAACGCCCGGTATATCCCTGGTACTGATACAGGCGGTATGCTGTTCAATTGCCTCGATCATCTCTTCACGGGTGACTAATGACGTTCTCATAGTCCCTCCTGAGCAGAAGCGTTAACAGGGAGGCACCAGTAACTGAGAGAATTGCGTGAATCAGTGGAAAAACGGGCAGAGAAAATGCAGGGAGCATCCGGAAGCTGAGAGCGAGCCTCATCTTCTGTCGGTGCAATAACGAAGTGATAGTGACGTTTCTGGCAGGAGTAAAAGCGCCAGATAAATTCAGGGCGTGCGCAAGGATTGGCATTAACCATAGTTACGGCCTCATGTACAGGTTTAACAACCTGCTACCCGCTGCTAAACGGGTGGCAGGGCGTGACGGGGTTAGCAGACTGGCGTACATGAAACCAGCAGGCCGAAGCCTCCCCATCACGCCCCACCATAATTTGGGCGTAACGCGGTTTTAGGGACATAAAAATACCGCAATATCGGAAATCTGCGGTTGTCCGCATGTACATTCAGGCTGCTAAACCCGGTCGCAGAATTTGCTACGACGGCGGAACTATAAGCCTGAACGACAGGAAGATCAATAGGGCAGTGTGCAATGGTAGTTTATTTTCCTCAAAAAATCAAATCTATTAGAGCAATAATGTTTGTGTGTTATTTTTGCACATGTTGAGCGTCATGGGGAATTGAAATTTGTTTAAAACCTTGGCAACCTACTGTTTTTAATGCACTTAATAAGGTATGCAGATGAAACTAGGTAATTTGTTAGCCGCAGCTATCGTTTTAACGATAACTGCATGTGCCGGAAAAGCTGAAAAAGACCCGCAATATGTAGCCGCAGAGAAATGTGCAGATTTAGTTATCACAAAATCAAAAGCTCTGGCAGAGAAAGGCATCAGTGGAAAATACGTACTTACATCAAAACTGCGTACAACTTCGACGTCTGATGGTCCATTCACATCAACACAAATCAGAGGCATTCCATATGCAACCTCTACGTTTCTTGATAACGGTAATGAGGGGAGTGCCTGGAGACAATGTATGGGGCCGCTATTGTAAGAATGAGTTGTTCCCCAAAAGGATTTGGGGATGTTAAAAATAGTTTCCCTTTCCAGTTAAGATTCCGTGTGGAACGCTTTTTTCCGCAAGTCTCTGTGTGCCGCGAATTATGTTAATCAGAGGGCTTAGTAACGATGGTTCCTGGCGTGCCTCAACTTCTCCAGCCATTGCCCTGATGTAGTCGGCGCTGGCAACGTTGTTGTATTCCGTCGCAAAGCAACATAGTAACGTCAGAACATGCTCTGTCGTTATTTCGCTCCAGTTGATGTTGAAAAATTCATCGCCTTTTTTATCGTGTTCGGAATCGAAGATGCTTTGGTGGAGGATGTATTTGCCGGATTCCTTGCGCGGTAACTTGATCGCTTTCTGGCGTTCCAGCTCCTTGTAAATCTGCATTGCTTCAATCAGTACCGGCCTGCCGTTCATGAAGGGATCGCGCAACCTTACACGCTGGCCAACTCGACCAGTAATAAAGCTGTTTTCCTCTTCCACCAGCACGATAAAACCCTTTTCCTCTTTTTCTCGCAATTCGCGCAGCAGCTGGAGTTCCATATCGCGGCGGCGTTCAGGGTAGCTGGTCCGCTCAGCCATTATCAGCTCGTTATTGATCCATGCAGCAGTCATTGACGCCGGTTTGCCGACGCTCATCGAAACAACGCATATTTTCTTATCCATAGCGCCCCCTACAAAAAAGAAAAGCCACCAGCGGCGGCTTAGCAATACAACTGAAGGTAGCGCCCGGTACTCAGACTGTGCCGTCCATGGAATATTTGAAAAGGGATCCATCCGTACCGGGCGTGTGATGATTCTGACTGAAGTCACTTGTCAGTTGTCAATCATTTATCATTAAAAATAATATATTTATTAGTGCATGATGTTTGCCATCTCATAGGCGTCAGCCAGTAACTCCATCTCTGACTTTTTCAGCAAGGTGAATTCTTTCTTGCCTCCAACCACACCATCGGCATGAACAGGGACCAGCCAGGGGTATTTTTCTCTTACTTCAGCCGGTGCTGCATGCTGGTGGTGCCATCTACAAAGTGGCAACTGCTTTTTGTGACAACCCGGCGCGGTACGACCGGAGATATGGTGCAGAGACACCTCTTCAGATATTACTCCATGCATATAGCAGGCAATGCAGGGGAGAGCGCCAAGAGCATTGGCTATACGCCGTTCCTCCGCCGTCGGTGTTCGTCCCTTCAAGCCACGAGATTTTATTTTTACCGCACTTTTCCGCGTTTTGCTGGCTGGTGGGCGCTCTTTCTGTTTAGCGATACGGCGGTCGATAGAATCCCGCATTTTCTGATATTGCGATTCTCTCCAGGCGGGGTCAGCCAACTTTTCCCGTTGCCGAGCGATCGCTCGTTCTCTGGCTGCCTTCTGCCACTCGCGGCGCTGTTCAAGTTTTTGTTCGATTGTTTTCATATGGCAAAAAAAAGGCGGCCTAATGGCCGCCAATGATGTCAAGGAGTTAAGTAATGGCAACGTCTTCGTAGTTGACAAAAACTGCGGCTAAATTATAGCAATCAATTAGAGCAATGGTAGATATTTTATTTATCGCGAATCACATTTTTTCACTTCAGTACCTGTGTGCTATACTCCTTCTTGATTGATTGGATGCGGAATACAAACCCGCTCTTTTGTGCAGCCTGGCTCCTTGCCAGGCTTTTTTATTTCATCATGGAAGCTGTTAACGCTTTGGATCTTGCTGAACTGATTGAAAGGGCATTGTTTACCTTACCCAGGAGTTCGCCAAATTCCGCCATCACTCTAGTAAGCCCGCGCCGCGCTTCCTCCTCCGTTGCATTCATCACAAAATGTTCAGCACTCCGCATGCTTTTAACGGGGAACGCAACAGATATCGAGTCGATATCAGGCATCCTATCGCTCAACTTTACGGTGACAATGACAGATGGTGACTGAATTTGAGAGCTTACAGACAGCACCACATATTTTCCGTCTATTTTGAAATCCTTCCGCATGTGTCACCATAAATATCAAATAATTAGAGCAATCAAGCGTAAATAAACGGCTAGTTGCCATCTTCCAGCAGGCGCACCATTGCCCCCGTTTCACTATCCAGGTTACGAATGTAGTTCATGACAATATTTACGTTGGTCCAGCCACCAGCTTGCATGATCTCCGGTATTGAAACTCCGGCGCGGGCCATATCTCGCGCGGCACCGACACGGGCACTATGTCCAGACCAGGCCAGGTATCGCTGACCAGAGTCATCTTTTGCCCCGTAAATCAATCGGTGAGTTGCTTCAAAAATCCCTTCCAGGGCGCGAGTTGATAGCTGGCTGGTGGATGATGGCGCGGCAACACCATTTTTTCTGACGCGGCAAAACAGGTAGTTATTCGGATCATCAGCTACACCAGAGACAGAAATCCATCGCTCAACCAGTTTAGTTACCCCCAGGCTAAGTGCCTTCTCTACACCAGCGGTGCTAACCAGCGTTTTCGTTCTGCCAATATGGATTAACATTCTCCCACCGTCAGTACGTGAGATATCTTTAACCCTGATCCTAGAAATTTCGGCTATACGTAACAGGGTGTTATAAGCAATCCCCAGAAATGCCAGATTACGTATATCCTGGCAGCGATCGCTATTTTCCATGAGTGAACGAACCTGGTCGAAATCAGTGCGTTCGAACGCCAGCGCCTGTTTTGCACGCTCACCGGCATCAACGTTTTCTTTTCGGATCCGTCGCATGACCAGTGAAACAGCATTGCTGTCACTTGGTCGTGGCAGCCCGGACCGACGATGAAGCATGTTTAGCTGGCCCAAATGTTGTTGGATAGTTTTTACTGCCAGACCACGCGCCTGAAGATATAGAAGGTAATCGCGAACATCTTCAGGTTCTGCGGGAAACCATTTCCGGTTATTCAACTTGCACCATGCCGCCCACGACCGGCAAACGGACAGAAGCATTTTCCAGGTATGATCAGAAAACGCCTGGCGATCCCTGAACATGTCCATCAGGTTCTTGCGAACCTCATCACTCGTTGCATCGACCGGCAATGCAGGCAAATTTTGGTGAACGGTTAACGAATTAGTCATTTATTATGCGTGATTTTAACAGTTAAGCCTTGTTCATGAAGTATCTCATCAATAATTCGAATCACATCCCCTGGTAGATCATCGTTCTCGAAATATCTGTGATCGGGGATTTCTACAGTGATTGGGGTTGCTGCTTTATGCAAAATCCGAACAATCTTTTTTTCTTTTTTGCATGTTGCATATTCAGCCTCTTCGATATCTATCCAGCTCGCACCATCAAATTGCTGGTAAACCCGAGTGTATAGTAAGCGATTTCGCTTTACTTCTTCTGCTAACTCCCAAATTGCAACAGCCATAGCACGTTCATTTTCATTCGTTCCAGGGTTAGCAGCTTTTTGTTTTGCGTCGTTCAGTAAGGCGTTTACCTTGGCATCTGTCAGGCCATTAAACATTCATCACCTCATGATCAAGTTAAATTATTGTTTTCAGCAGAGTGTACAGGATTGGCTCTGCCTTTACCTGGTTATGGTTCTCGTCATAGAAACGCCAGCGACCGCGCGTGCGTTCTATTTTCTCTTCACCGCGAGATAATGACAGTTGGTAACTATCACGCTCAAACCATTTTGCCCGCCAGTAACCACGGTTTTTCTCAAGCTCAAGATGAGTGGACACTTTAGCAGCTGAATATCCCATTTTTCACCTCTGATTGATTGGTGGTGCTAAGTGCGCTACGCGAAATCTGGAGCACTAACACTGCCAACATTTCGCAGATTTTACGTAGCGCAACCTTGATCAAATGATCAAGTGATCACTATTTGACCTGATAAGGTATTGAACTGTATGGATTTACAGGTAAATTAATCATGTTCAATAACCCTTAAGATAACTTCGTATAATGTATGCTATACGAAGTTATTAGGTCCGAAGAGGAGTTTACGTCCAGCCGCGCATAAAAATCAATAATCATTAGAACAATAAATTTTGAGAGAAAAATCCCACTCCACCAGCAAAAAACTGGATTGTTTTTCATAGTTGTTTGACAATTGCTCTAATAAATTATAGTTTTGCCGCCGTTACGTAATACGACTTTGGATTCACTATTTAATGTGTCTTCAGCGTTGTAGAGCGGCTCAGAAGGAAATGAGCAAACAGGGAAACCTTATACAACGGCATTACAGCTATGCATTGCTCATCTTACACACAGCGCAATGTTGTTAGATTACCCCAGCATGGATCATGGGTGAAACAGTAGGTCAGAGCTTCAGGCTCTGTGTTGTCAATACAGTGAGGCATAATTATGGCTTTCATTCAACCAACCATCGACGACGTTAGACATTGCTCTAACGCTTTATCTGTAGACCCTGCCGAAACCGACGCTGCCCGCGCCATTGCTGAACACTACTCAAAGATATCCAATCAGGAGTACCGCATCACCCAAGACGACCTGGATGACCTCACTGACACAATCGAATATCTCATGGCAACTAACCAGTTAGACTCACAATAAATGCACTAATAAATCTATTATTTTTGTTTGATCCCTCTATAATATAGGTCAGTAATGACCGGTTTTCTCAGCCGGGCGTTATTGACCATGTCAATTCTGGAGGAGGATCAATGATAAATTATGTCTACGGCGAACAACTGTACCAGGAGTTCGTCAGCTTCAGGGATCTCTTTCTAAAAAAAGCTGTTGCACGCGCCCAACACGTTGATACAGCCAGCGACGGTCGTCCTGTACGCCCGGTTGTCGTTCTACCGTTCAAAGAAACTGACAGCATTCAGGCTGAAATTGATAAATGGACTTTAATGGCGCGGGAACTGGAACAGTACCCAGACCTCAATATCCCAAAGACTATTTTATATCCAGTGCCTAACATCCTTCGCGGTGTGCGCAAGGTTACAACTTATCAGACAGAAGCTGTGAACAGCGTCAACATGACCGCTGGACGCATTATTCATCTGATTGATAAGGACATTCGCATCCAGAAAAGCGCGGGGATCAATGAGCACAGTGCGAAATACATAGAGAACCTGGAAGCAACAAAAGAGCTAATGAAGCAGTACCCGGAGGATGAAAAATTCCGTATGCGTGTACACGGCTTTAGCGAAACAATGCTGCGCGTCCACTACATTTCCAGTAGCCCTAACTACAATGATGGTAAATCAGTTAGTTACCATGTGCCACTGTGTGGCGTGTTTATCTGCGATGAAACTCTCCGTGATGGAATTATCATCAACGGTGAATTCGAAAAAGCAAAATTTAGCCTTTATGACTCCATAGAACCGATCATCTGCGACCGCTGGCCGCAAGCAAAAATATATCGCCTGGCAGATATTGAAAATGTAAAAAAACAAATTGCCATCACTCGCGAAGAGAAAAAGGTTAAGTCAGCCGCATCAGTTGCGCGCAGCCGTAAAACCAAGAAGGGGCAGCCAGTAAACGACAACCCCGAAAGCGCGCAATAAATTATGCCCGGCATCAACCGGGCATTCTTCCATTATTCAGCCGCCACCGGTTTTAACAAGCCAGCATCGAGCAGTTTACGCGTCAACCACTGCTGGCCTTTACCCGTTAATTGGGGCGTCAGCCGTATCTGGTAGCCAT